CTAAAAGCATTATTCTTATTTTAAGACGTTTGGACAATTCTCCAATCTTCTCCAGGGTAAGACATACACCTATACTATTTTAACATTATTTTGAATTATAAATGTTATTTCTTAGTAGGTGGTAATGCACTTACACCTAAAATAGAAGAAGGGTCTAGATCTTTTCCTGCAGACCAACGAATATTGTCTCTCATTTCAAAATGTAAGTGAGGACCTGATGAGTTGCCAGTGTTACCTGATGCACCAATTCTTTGTCCTGCTTTTACAACATCTCCAGGTTTTACATCTAGTTTTGACAGATGTGCATAAATTACCCATCCACCTTCAACCTTTTGTACTGCCTGAGTTCCATAAGACTTTCCCCAGTTTGCTGGTTCAATTTTTCCATCTGCAACTGCAACTACTTCTGTTCCTTCTTTGACTGCAAAATCAACACCTGTGTGATAACCTTTTGACCACATTTTGCCAAGTTTTTTGTAGTGAGTTGTAATTTTTCCATCTTTAATTGGTAATCCCATTATTATTACTCCTTAAATAAAAATAGGGGTAGATTTCTCCACCCCCAATTTTATTATACTACCAATTAGTCCCAGATGTTTCCATCTTTTGTTGTAGCAACTGGTGAGTCACCAGTGGTACTTGACTGACCTTTGTTGGCAGTTTTCTTTGATAAATAAATACCTACATCTGTAGCATCTATTTCATAGGCATGTCCATTTGAACCATCGTTACGTTTAAATTCACGATACTTCATCTTTCCTTGAACAATAACTTTGTCACCCTTTTTAAGAGTAGAGGCAGCATATTCTCCTAGGCTTCTCCAAACTGTTATGTCATAAAAATTAGTGTCGCTGTCTTTCCAGCCACCGTTTCCATCTGGATAAGAATCTGTACAAGCGATTCTTAGTTTTGTTAAAGAACCCTTTTCAAATGTTTTTACTTCTGGATCTTTAACTAAATTGCCAACTGCTGTGATTGTTTGTGGCATTACTTTCTCCTTTTCCTGTTTATTCTATCTTGTGGTGTCTCTAAGTCTAGTACTGGATCTATTGCAACCCTAGCACCACACTTTTCAAGTGCAGACTTTACATTCATCATATATTGAATGCACTTAAATCTTTCAGCATCTGTATAATGCCTCCATTGACTTTCATAAAATCTTATCACAATAAATGCATCATAGTCAACTATATGTGCTCTAAAATCATGTGGAACTGGAATTGATTTAAAAACTCTTTGCATCTTTTCGTTATACATTTTTATCCATCGTTGCGTTTGACCATATTTTAAACCATGCATCGTTATCTTTATGTTTATTAAATTCTTTAGATATCTTTCCCATTTCTAAATATACTCCACCCCAAACACCCCATTCTTGATTACTAATGCCATAAGCAAAACACTTTCTTTGCATAGGACACCCAGAGCATAATAAATCTATTGCTTCTGCTGTAGGAATATCTTCTTCATATTGTTCAAAAAACATATTTGTGTCAACATTAAGACAAGATCTATTATCATCAAACTTGTACATGTGTAATAAACCTATCTGGAATTAACCACACACCATACTCCACCATTTCAAATCTATATTTAGTCTTCCACTTTCCATCCTTAAATACACCATTTTTTGTAAAGTATCCATCATCGTCTGTGTAAACTACTACTGCCCAGTTATCCCATTCCATATCTGGATTAGATTTAACTATACTTTCCATTTGTTCAAAACTATTGATCGTCATCATCTTCATGTCCTGCCTTTAATATAGTTCCTAGAAATGCAATTACTACATTGAATACACCCATTAACAAAAATCCTATTTGGTTAGTATAGTATCCATATAGTGAAAACAAAACCTGTGTACCCATCCAAAATAGTGCAACTACCATTGCAGCAGATAGTCTAGGTTTAGCAAATAATGTAAAAATACCAAACAAAGATATAGTATTAAATATAAATATTAATATTGACCAAAGGTTAGTATCTATAGATTCCAACTTCACAACCTTCTATCTCTTGTGCTGCTTTACACATTCTTGATTCTGGCTCTTTAGGTAAACTAAAAAATGCATAATAGTTTATATCATTTAGATGTTCTGCTACCCAAATAGTATTAACTTTATAAAATGCTATCTTAAAACCTTTTACTTTTAAAAAATGTTCTGAAGAGTTACAAAATGCTGCAGTAAAACTATTAATCTTGTGTGGGCCAAGCGACCATACCTGAATATCTTTATCTATATTTGGATTTGATAAGGCAACACCCATTGCTCTCATAAATATGTCATAGTCACTAAAAGATTTAGTTCCTTCTACAGCAATAATCACAAACTTATCTTTCTTATTGTTTTGTTATCGATCCTGTTATCAATAACTTTTGCATAGTATAGATTATTATTATATACCCACTGAGCATCATTGTCAATTATCTCTGTATATATAAGTTCTATGTCAGCAGGTTTAATTTTTTTATACCCTATATACATCCATAAATTAAGCATGATGAATGAAAGGATAAAGATTATATTTTGCATATTGTTAACTATTCAGAGAATCAATTATCTTAATAAGTTCTTCAGTATCTTTTTCAGACATAGAAAAAACATCAACTGGCTTTGCATCTTCACTTTTAATATATCCAGAATTGTCTAGGGGTGATGAAAATAGTACTGTATCTTTTATCCAGTACGCCATATTATTAAATATTACAACACTAATTTTTTGCTGATCTCTTAGAGCCTTTTGCATTTGGCTCTCCCTTTTTTTGGTTTGAATTTGAGGTGTTTCCAAAATCTCCTGAATTGTAAAGTTCTTCGATTTTGAGGGATAGTTCTCTTGTTGTTTTTTCTGAAATAGTTTTGTATAGTAAAAACTCATACTCAAGTTGATTGGACTTGTTCCTATAATAATTAAGCATAGCCTGAAGAGTGTCTGTATCCCACTTATTCTCATCCATCACAACTCCTTTTATATAATTTTACACTATCTAGAAGTCGTTGTCAATAACTTTTTTAATTTCAAAAGCGGATCCATACCAAACTGAATCGTTTGATTTTTGTGCTCTTATTCTTTGTATAGCATTCCATTTAGAGCGAGCCCATGCATATCCAGAATCTCCACCCCATAATAACCATGCAATCTTTCCATTAGATGGTCTTTCAGAGTTATTCCAGTCTTTACCTTTTTTATCTACTTCATGTCTAGAAAAGAACGAATACATTCTTCCTATAGTTTCTGGACTTAACTCTTTTCTATTTGCTAAATCACGAGCACGTGCTACACCCACTGCTGTACCACCTCTACCAAATTTTCTTCTTAATTCTAATCCTCTACGAGCATTGTTTGCCATTGATTCTGTTGGTCTTAAATCCAAATCTTCTAATGATCTTTTTTCTAAATCTAATTCTTCCATTGATTTTTTAACTGTTAATGTTTTCATTTTATGACCAACAATTGTATCTGTAGGTTCTCCATCACGATAAACTCTAATTGCTACTGCTGGATCATCTGGAGTTCCTGTAATTTCAAAAGAACTATTTGGAACATTAAATTTTCCATTTCTTATAACTCTAATAACTTTTCCTTCTGCTCTACCACCACTTGAGTTCCATGAAACCATTTGTCCTACACGAACTGAATCTGCTTTATCCATATTATGATTTTCTAAATCTTGTTCTGTTCCAATTAAAACTGCTTGAGATGCCTTAAAAGCAGTTAGTAAATCTGTTTCAACCCACACACCATCTTCATCATCATATAGTCTAATTAATATTGCTGGATCATCTGGTGTTGCAACTATTTCAAATTGTGAGCCAGTTCCAAGACTTCCTTCTCTCATTATGTGTTCAATTTTTCCATGTGCCATACCATCTGAGTATGGCCCCATTACAAACATACCTTCTTGTAATTCCATTTTATAAATCCCTTAATGGTGGCATAAATACGCTAGACCACATAGACTTTTTAGTACTTGCTTTCCAATCTTCAGGTAATAAATCTGTACGACCTAGTGCACGAGCACGTCTAGAAATATGTGCTTTTGCTCTTTCATAATTTGCTGCACGACCAACGGATTGAATAGCATTTCTTAAGTCTGCAACAGTTACAATTGGAAATGATCCATCTGGCATTGCTTGTCCACGTGCTGCTAATGCTCTTCTTTGTTTTGGTGAATAGTCTTTCTTTTCTAATTCTGCATATTCTTCATCTGAAAGTTTTGAAACTGGAACACAGTTAGGAACCATTTGACCACCCTCACCTGGTTTCATACCACGTTGAACATAACCTTCCCAACATGGAGACTTCTTGTCCATATCGTTTTCTCTATGATCTGGGCAATTCTTTGGGTCTGGACAATCTTCCATTGAGTGTGGATATTTATTAGGTGTATCTTCGTTAGTAATAGCACCATCATGATTTTTTTTAGCATCGTTTTCTGCAGCATAAAGTGCACGTTGTTGTTGTATTGCTGCTGCTCTTGATGGATGGCATCCATGAGGTCCAGATGGGCCTACTACTGCATAGCCTCTGCATGAGCCATAGTTTCTTCTAATATCGTAAGGCATAGTTAAATTATACCATCTTTATAATAGTCAATCATATTTTGTAAGAATATCTTCTCATCCTCATTTACCTTACTAATTACCTCATCATAGTCCAAACCTGGTATAAGTAGGACAACTGGACCCTTTTCATCAAATCTTATTTCTATATATCCTTGATTCCATAGTCCAAAGGCTAACTCATTTATAAACTTAAAATGTTCCTCAAACATTTCGGGCATTACTTCTTTCATTTTAGGGGTTATTCTATAGGTAAAAGAGTCTACATCTTTGTTATACCCATGAATTTCTAAAGCCCCCTGCTCTATAAGATAGGTTATTAATTCACTTACTTCTTCTTCAGAATAGTCATCTTCGTTTATCATATTATTCTTAGTCCCCCATCCCATTGATTTATCCTACCCCTGATTTTTTCTTTAGGCTCAAAAATATCATCATTTGTATCTGTATCTATAGAACCTCGTGACCATGTATGTATGTCTATTTCTTTTACCCTATTTCTTTGGGTATAAGCAATAGCATTATATACTGATCCACACATAGCATCTGCAAGATCCTTAGACTTTTTTCTAGGATGGTCTACTTTATTACTACTTACAATTCTTAGTTCTAACATTTCATCTCTTAATATATCTATATGTGGTGCAGCAACTCTTTCTTCATATATAAGCATTGCTAAATCTTCATAATGTTTTTTTGCTACAGATAAAGTATCTGTTTTTATACCAACCTGCTTTAACTCTTGTTGAATATCAAACGATTGCCACCTATCAAATGTAACCAAACCTAAATTAAAACCTAATCTTCTAAGATTTATAATCCAGTTTTTTACTTCACTAAGATCAACTGGGCCCTCTTTTCTTGGCTCCCACCAAGCAATAGCATCTACTACAACCATAGGAACTATTTGTTCATAATCATTAAATGATTTTACACTTACCCATTTATCAACATGCGATATTGCAACAGCACACTTGTCATGTTTTTGTGCTAAATCTGCGTGAACAAAGTACTCTATATCTGGATTTGGTTTAAAATTATCATCAAATCTTCTAAAATTATCTAATGGATTTCTAATCGATAAAGCCTTCTCAACCTTATCTCTTGACTTAAAAAATGCATCTGTAGAAGAACTAGGCATACACGCAAAACGCATTAGTGCATCTGCTGAATCATCAAAGAATGCTTTTTTAAAATTTTCAATAGTTCTAGTTGGATTCATTTCCCAAGTAGGTCTTCTTAAGGCAAATATTCCAGGTAGTTTATAGGACAGAATGTGATCCTCGTCCCACTCTATAGTAAACTTATTACTTTTATCATCTTCAGATAATTCTGGATTAATAATAAACTCATGACTTCTTACTACTGTTTCTTTTTCTGCTACTACATCCTCATATCTTTGAGATATATAATCTCCTTTATACCTCGGAAATGATAAAAGGATTACTTTGCCATAATCTGGAAAACGTGAATCTACAGAACCTCTAAATGCCTTGTAAAGATTATCTGCAGTTTTACCCTGATCATTTCCAGCAGAACCTTCCATGGCAAAAGCAGAAATCTCATCGAGCACTGCAAGAATTAAGTTTAAACCTTCAGCAGACTCTCTTTCAGAGTGACCAGAGTACACTGTAATTGCTTTTTCAAATTCAATACTATTTACCTTTGCCTCATACTTACCAGCAAACCAAGGTGAGTTTTCTATCTTTGACCTAAACCCTTTAAAAAATACGTTCTTTGCTTGATCAGCGTTTACTGCAACGTTGATTAAATCAATAGCATCATTTGATGGTTTACCAAAATATCTTGATGGATCTTTTAAACATAGTAGTTTATAAACTAAGTATGCTGTTCCTACTGTTGAGGTATGATCTTTTCCACTACCTTTCCCACACATAAGAATAACTTCTTGCTTAGTATATTTTTTATAATGTTCTTTACCCTGTTCTTCACCCATTAATCTTATAAGATCTTCTTCTTTAAATATCTGACTCATACATTCTGCAAGAGTATACTGATATTCTGATAAAGGAGGTAGTCCTAAAAAATCTTTGCTGGTTGTAAAGGTAACTACATCAACTGGTTTTTCAACAAAATTATTTTCTTCTAATGCTTCTAAAAAATCACTAAAATCAATTGTCAACCACGATCACCTCTGTTTGTATAGAGGATAATCTTTCCATAATCTTCTTTCTTATTTCTGGATGTTCTGACGCTATTTCTTTAAGTAATCCAATCAAAACTTCATGCTTTCTTTCCATTTCAATAATTTGTTCTGCTATTTCTTTATTATCTAGCAAACCTGCTTTTTGTAACATTTCAAGTCTTTTTGTTTCAATATCTGCTATAAGTTTGATTGCTTGAGTTTTTGCTCCAAGGTTTGAATTTGTATCTGCAACATCGATAACCTCATATGCTTTTTTAATTAATGATGAATAGTGTTGGTCTGCTCCTGCTAATGCTTCTTTTGCTCTAATATTAATTGCTTGATTATTAGATATCATGGCTCTCCAGTCGTTTAATAAAGCCATTACCTTTGGTCTAGGCATATCTAACTGTCTAGATATTTCAGCACTATCAGAACCTTTTAGGTATTCAGTTGCAACCTTGTTAACTAGATCAAGGTGTTTTACTAACTCATCGCTCATTTTAATGTCCTTAACAATATTAGGTATCCAATAAGATCTAGAATAGTATCTTCTGAGGCATATTCTGTACCCTTCTTTATTCTATTAAGTTTATCATCAATTCTTATATATAGTTGCTCTTTTGGATCAGTCTTACTAAATATATTAATTGGATTACTATATGAACTACCGTATGATTTATTTTTATTAATTAATAATTCTGCTATATCAAGACATTCTTCTAATATTTTTCTACCCGCTTGTGCTTGGCTAGATATGTCTTTAATATACTTTAGTCTATCATCAAGTTCTTTATCAAAATCAATGTGTGGATATTCAGCCATTTTTACCTCTTTGACTTCTTAAGCCCAAACTTGGCAAGATATACATAAATAGTTTCAACAGATGCCCCACACTCTTTAGCAATTTGTTCAGGTGACTTCTTATCAACTTGATACCTTTTCTTTAACCAGGCTTCGCTTGTATATAGTTTCATTTTATCACTACCCCTTTGCCTTGTCAAGATTATGTGGTTGATCCACAAGTTTATGCCAATTCTCTGAAGAATACCAACCTATTGCTATAGAATCAGCCACATCGTCATCATCAACATTAATATCAAATTGCATATTTACTTTATTTATAGTTCTTGCTTTTCTAAATTCTCTTTCCTTAGACTTATAAAATGAAAATGATTTATCATTGCCGTATAGATCTCTAATTGCTAACTTCTCTTGTTTCTTTAACTTACCATTGCCAATCCATGTTTGCCATGATACTGGTGAGCAAGAAACTATTGGTGCCTTACGATACATTTGGCTTGCACCTAATATTGCTCCTTGAACTAAAGATAATGATATAGCAGTATTTTGAGAGTTTGTATAAATAGCAGATTCAACTACTATTGCATCTATTTCAAAATCTTTTAAAAACTCTGATATTTTTTTAGTAGCATCTCCAGTTCTTTCATAAACATGGTTACCATAAAAATATATTTTCCCATACTTCTTTAACTCTCTATTTGTAAATATTGAAAAAGCCATAGAGTTAGTTGAAGCATCTATTGCTTTTTCAATATTTAC